CGTCTTTGGAGAAGCAAAAGCAGTCACGCGATTGAGCGACAACGCTTGCATCCCCCTCGACCCCGCCAACACAGACTACCAAGCCTATTTGAAATGGCTGGAAGAAGGCAACACGCCTGAGCCTGCGGACGAATAATGATGGACAACCAACAGTTATTCAACTTAGTGGTCAGCGTTGCTGGCTTCTTGGCTGTCTACACACTCAATGGCCTGACTCGAAAGATTCAGCGCCTTGAGGATGAGATGAAGACTTTGCCACATGACTATGTGCAAAAGGATGACTACCGAGCTGATATGCGTGACGTTAAGGAGTTGCTCAAGCAAATCTTTGACAAGTTAGACGGTAAAGCAGACAAGTAAATGTGGACCCTATCAGTCTCCTTCTTATGGCACAAAGTGCGGTCAGCGCCATACGCGCTGGCTGTCAAATGCTGTCTGAAGGTAAGGCTGAAATTGGGAAGTTCAAAAAGCAAGTTGAAGGCGGCGTGGCTGACGCTAAAGCAATCTTCAAGGAAGTCACTGGCATCTGGGGATGGATTCAAGGTCTATTTGGAGCGACTCCAAAACCTAGCAAAAGCGTTATCACCACAGCATCAGAAGCGCCAAAGTCTGTGGCGAAAAAGACAAAGCAAGAACCAGAACCCGAGCTGAGTTACGAGGAATTCCAAGCCAGAGCCGTACATGAGATTTGCGAAAACCTGAAGGTTTACTTCGAGGCTATCAGACATTTAAAAGTACATTGTCGAGAACTTGAAGAAGAAGCTCTGACAACAGAGAAGGTTGCCGACAGTGCGATTGATAGGATTGAGATGCAGTGGCAGATGAAAGAACTGAACAAGCAGCTCAAGCAATCAATGATCTATGGAACTCCACAAGAGCTTGGCCTTGGTTCGATGTACCAAGAGTTCTTGGAAAAGTACGATGAAATCTTGGAGGAGCAAGAAGTTGCCCGTGAGCTGAAGCTCAAGAAAGAACGAGACAACGCATGGCGACACGCGCACCGCAAAGAAATACTAACAGCCAAAGTGGTGTACGTGGTGGCAGTGACAATAGGTCTTCTAGAGATGATGGGGTTGTATTTCACTCTATGAAGGAATTTTGGTTCTGGGTGGCTATCGTCACGTTAATCATCTTCTGTTTGATGGGGCTATCGTTTTTGGCGGTTTACCAAAGCAAGCAGTTGAAGAAGGCCGAGGCGCTTATTGTGCGTCTTGAAGAAAAAGATCGTAAGCACAAACTTTTAAAAGACAAGGAAGAATAATGTTACCAATCGTTGCAGGCATCGTAGCTAATCTGATTAACAATGGGATGCACAAGGTTGCAGATCAAGTAATCGAAAAAGGTGTTGATGCAGTTCAGTCTAAGCTGGGTATGGAACTCAAGCCAGAAGGCGAAGCCACGCCAGAGTACAACGCAAAACTCCAAGAAGAAGCAAACCGACATTCTGAGTTCATGGCTGCGCTCGATGAAAAATCTACTCAACGCGCAACGGATATGTATATGAATGATGAAGGCACTAGAAAATTCAGTCAAGCCTACGCTTGGTTTCTCACTGCGGCTTCGTTCTTGTACTTCTTTATGGTGTCATTCATGCCAATCGAGAACCGCAACCGCGACTTTATCAACATCATCTTGGGTTTCTTGATTGGCACTGCGGTTAACAGCTTGATTCGCTTCTTTTACGGCTCAAGCAACAAATCTCAAGAAGATACAGACAAGAAGCAAAAAGAGATGGCAGGTGACAAATGACACCAACAATTGAGCATCTACAAGCTGCAAAGATAAAGAATGCAGAGAAGTGGATTGATGCAATCATTGCTACTTGTCAAGAGTTTGAGATCAATACACCGCAGCGTATTGCATCGTTCTTGGCGCAGACTTCGCATGAGTCTGGTGGTTACACCATGCTGACGGAAAACCTTTTCTATAAAGCGCCTACTTTGGCTGCTTGCTGGCCTCCAAGATTTGCTGTTCAAGAGCCAGACCCAAATAAACAAGGCAAGACACGAGCAAAGAAGGATGCGCAAGGAAAGTTGATTCCAACTGCGGTTGCAAATAGCATTGCTGGAAAACCCGAACTCATTGCCAATTTGGTTTACTCGTCAAGAATGGGAAATGGGCCTGCTGAATCTGGTGAGGGGTGGAAGTTTAGAGGACGTGGCTTAAAGCAGTTAACTGGTAAAGATAACTACACACGCTGCGGTGCATCGCTTGGAGTTGATCTAGTGTCTAACCCTGACTTGCTTCTTGAGCCCATGTACGCAGCTCGTTCTGCTGGATGGTTTTACAAGGTCAACAATCTATCAGCGTTCGCTGACGTTGGTGACATCAAAGGAATGACGAAGAAGATCAATGGTGGCTTTATTGGACTTGAGCAACGTCAGGCGTTGTACGACACTTGCTTGGCAAAATGTCAGTGATGGTTCTTGAAGCCTAATTTCAGCGAAAATACAGGCTATGTCAAACGTAAAGCAGCAACTAACAACACCAGCATTACCTGACTTGCCTAACCCGCAAGAACAGTATGACAGACTGACTGTTGCTCAGACAAATGCTGCTTTACGGACTTTCTTTTTGAAGGTCATCAATTCACTGGCAACATTGCTTGGACCTATTGGTGGGAAGTACATCAATAACCCATATGGCGCTGTTCAAAGAAGCACAGACTTCAACTTTGTTGCAGCAAATACTGCTTATCTTGTAACTTGCAATACGACTGACTTCCTCAACGGAATGACACTTGACGTTGGTGATGGCTTACACGTTGTGCAAGCTGGAAAATACAACTATCAATTCAGCATCCAAATGGCTAACACTGATACAGCAATTCAACACGCTGTTGTTTGGTTACGTGTCAATGGAACTGATGTTGCTGGCACAGCAAGCAAGTTTGACATTCCAAGCAAACACGGGTCTTCTGATGGTTATTTGATTGCGGCTTGCAACTTTTATGTTGATCTTGCCAATGGTGACCATGTTGAATTATGGGCTGCAAGTTCAAGCACAGCAGCTTACTTTGAAGCGTATGCTGCTCAGACAAGCCCATATGTTCGTCCATCAATCCCAAGCGTTGTTGTGACGCTCTCATTTGTATCGAACTAATCATGGCACTCATCCCACTCAAAATTCCTGCTGGTGTATTCCGTAATGGCACTGAATATCAGGCTTCTGGACGATATTACGACTCAAACTTAGTTCGCTGGTTTGAAGGTACTTTGCGTCCAATTGGTGGATGGCGTAAGCGTTCAACTTCGCAATTGACAGGCTCATGTCGTGGGCTTATCACTTGGCGTGATAACTCATCAGACCGTTGGATTGCTGCTGGCACTAACTCAAAGTTGTATGCCATGAATGAGGCTGGAACTTTGAAAGACATCACACCAACTGGTTTCACTGCTGGTTCTGCTGATGCTGTTTCTAAATTGGGTTACGGATATGGCACTTACGGCTCGTCTGCTTATGGCATTGCTCGTCCAGACTTAGGCTCTTTGACTCCAGCAGCTACATGGACAATGGACACTTGGGGTGAGTATCTCGTTGCCTGTTCAGATGCTGACGGTAAGCTGTACGAGTGGCAGTTGGGCTTTTCTAGCCCAACTCTGGCTGCTGCCATTACCAACGCGCCAACGTCCTGCGCTGCCGTGATGACAACTGCTGAACGCTTTGTCTTTGCTCTTGGTGCATCAGGAAACCCACGTTTGGTGAAGTGGTGCGACCAAGAAAATAATACGGTTTGGACTGCTTCCACCACCAATCAGGCTGGTGACTTTGAGTTACAGACTGTTGGTTCATTGAAGTGCGGTAAACGCGTCCGTGGATTGAACTTACTGTTTACTGACGTTGATGTCCATGCGTCTGCTTACATTGGCGCTCCATACGTCTACTCGTTTGAAAAGATTGGCTCTGGCTGTGGCGTGATTTCAGCTCAAGCTGTGGCTGCAATTGATACTGCTGCAATGTGGATGTCTCGTTCAGGCTTCTGGATATATGATGGTTACGTCAAGCCCTTGCCTTCTGACGTTGGTGACTATGTGTTCAACAATATCAACTACACACAGGCAAGCAAGATTTACGCTGTCCACAATAGTAAATACGGTGAAATCACTTGGTTCTATCCATCTTCTGCGTCAAATGAAAACGACTCTTACGTCACGTATAACTATCGAGAAGGTCATTGGGCTATTGGCTCTATGTCTCGCACTGCTGGAACTGATCGTGGGGTTTTCTCTAATCCGTTGATGGTTTCCGCTGACGGCTATATCTATGAGCATGAGGCTGGTTACGACTACGGTGGTAGCACTCCTTACGCTGAGTCTGGACCGATTGAAGTTGGCAACGGTGATGCTGTAATGTCAGTCCGTCAAGTGATTCCAGATGAACAGACTCTGGGAGAGGTTGTTGTGTCATTTAAAACACGTATGTACCCAACGTCTGACGAATCCACGTTTGGCCCATATTCAGCATCTCAACCAACTGATGTCCGTTTCTCAGCACGTCAAGTAAAGATTCGTTACACAGGCAATGTTTTGTCTGATTGGCGCATTGGCGTAACCCGCTTAGAAGCTGTTGCTTCTGGCGGTCGATAAACGAGTGATGCGCTATTGAGCTGACAAGAGACTAAAATTCATGCAAGAGTTGAAGGCTGGAAAAGTACCTGTTTGTGTCCGTAAAGACTACATCATGTACTTTGAATACTTCAACGACAACATCTGGTTTCACACGGACATTTTTAAATGGACGGGTGACACCAAAAGGCGTTACAGGAAAGACGTGAATCAGTTGCTTGCATTGGTGGATTGTCCAGTTGCAGCGTTGATTCGGGAAGACGACACCAAGCTCATTAGGTTTGCCAAATCGTTTGGCTGGATTGAGAAGTGTCAAATAATTTTGGTTGATGGCTCAAAAGCCTACATCTACGCTTCAAGGCGTAACAAAGGGGAATGATATGGGTGGCGTTGTAAGTGCAGTTGGTGATGTTGTTGGTGGCGCGGTTGATACCGTCAAGGATGTTGCATCAAGCGATTTAGGTAAGGCTGCAATGCTTGCTGGTGGCGCTTATATGGCTGCTCCATACTTAATGGGAGCTTCAGGCGCTACTGGCGCAGGAGTTCTTGACCTTGGTGGAGGTATTGGAATCGGCGAAAACGGTTCAATTCTTGGCGGAACTTTTGGAGCGCCTAGCAGTTTATTAGGCAACCTTTCAACAGGTCAGATGCTTGGCCTTGGCGCTGGTGCATTGGCACTTGGCGGTGGTCTTGGTAGCAAGCAACCAACACAGCAAACCACAACAAATGCAATTGACCCTGACATGAAAGCTGCTTACTTGCGTAACTTGCAAGAAGCTCGCACAACTGCTGGCAATTTGGGTGAACGTCAGTTTGCTGCTTTCCCTGAATACAGCACGAATATGGTTCAAAAGTACATGAACCCATATCAAGAAGGCGTTATCAATGCTTCTATGGGTGATATTGAACGCCAGCGTCAAATGCAACAATTACGTGATCGCGCTGCTGCTGTTCAAGCTAAAGCCTTTGGTGGCTCACGTCAAGGAGTTGCAGAGGCTTTAACCAATGAGGCTTATGACCGTACAGCAGCCAACACTGCTGCTCAGTTGCGCTCTCAAGGCTTTACGCAAGCACAAGCTGTGGCACTCCAGCAAGAAGAAGCTCGCCGTCAATACGAACAGCAAAAGCTGGACGCTACTCGAAACCTTGGCTTGGAGCGTCTTGGCGTTTCTCAAGCAGCTCTTGGATTGCAACCAGCAAACCTTGGCAGCACACAAACAACGCCACTCTATAAAAACCAAAGTGCTTCTGCTCTTGGTGGTGCATTGTCTGGTGGTATGTTGGGCAATATGATTGGCGGCGCAACAGGTGCTGGTTATGGTGCTGCTGCTGGTGGCCTTCTCGGTTTGTTGGGTTAAGGGGTAAATGATGGCAACTCAAGATTTTGGTGGTTTACTCTTTGGAATGGGCGGCTCTGGCCTTGAAGACTATCTGACACCAGAGCAAACGCAAGGTATTCAAAACCAAGCCATGCTGCAAGCTGCTGCTGCTTTGCTTCAAGCTGGTGGCCCTAGCGCACGTCCAGTTTCACTTGGTCAAGCTCTTGGCGGTGCTTTGCAAGCTGGACAGCAGGGTTATTCTCAGGCGCAGACAGGGGCAATCAATACATTGATGTCTGGACAAAAATTGCGTGAAGCTAAGACTCTTGCAGATATCCGATCAAAGATGGCTGCTGATGAAGCAAGTGCAACTCCTGCTGCTGGCATGACACCAGAAGATGCAAAGTTCAACACTTACATGAAATATTCTCAGCTTTACACACAAGCTGGAAACCTTGATGAAGCAAAGAAACTTCAAGATATGGCTTATCAGATCAAGCCACGTGCTGAAGTCACTGGTACGCCATTTGAAGTTACTGGCATAGACAACAAGCCTTTGCTTGTCCAGCAGATGAAAGATGGAACCATAAAGACAGTTGAAGGATTTGGTCCAAAGCGTGACATTGTGTTGCAAAACCTTGGTGGTCGTACTGTTGCGATTGACAAGTCTAAGCTGACAGGTAATGAGTCATTTGCTCAAACACTTGCACCGCAAGTTGTTGGTGGCGCTGAAGGTGGCTATTACGTTGTTGGCGGTGGCGGCGGTGCTGCACCAGCTACTGCTGGTGGTGGTCAGCGTACTGCTGCACCAACTCCACCAGTTGGCACAACAATCATGCGTCCTAACTATGTGCCTCCAAACGCGGCACAAGTTGCGCCACAAGCTAATGTCACTCCTGCTGCTGTTGGTCCTGTTCCAATCATTGCTGGAACTGGTCCAAAGCCAACCGAGCAATACAACAAGATGGCTTTGGGAGTATTGAACACAAGCAATGCCGTTAACAACTTCACGTCAAAACTTGAAGGTTTCAGCTCATCAGACATGGTTGACCCTGCTCGTAGGGCTGAACTTAATTCAGCACACAGCAATGCCATGTTGCAAGCCAAAGAGCTTTACAACCTTGGCGTATTGACAGGTGGAGATGAGGAGATTTTGAACAAGGTGTTGGCAAACCCTGTTGACTTCAAGTCTGCATTGACACCAGTTTCTGCAATCAAGAAGCAAGCTGATGATTTGCAAACAGTCATCAACAATGCAAACAAGAACTTGTCAACAGTGTTCAAGCAGCCAGAGTTGAAGATTCCAAAGGCTCCTGAAAAGCAAGCAGACAAACCTGTCGCCTTGCAAGAAGGCGCGACTGCAATGTCAAAGAGTGGCAAGCCGATGATTGTTCGTAACGGAATTTGGGAGTATGTCAAATGAGCGCAGTTCCTGAAAGCGATTTGCCTACTGGTATGTCAATGGCTGTTCCAGCCTCTGACTTGCCAACTCAAAGCGCAGGGTTTAGCCCTGTCAAGATGGCGCTCAATGCGCCACGAAGCCTTTACCAAAACACTCTTGGCGGGTTGATTGAAGTTGCAACAAGCCCTGTGCAGACTGCATCAAACTTGATGGATGTTGCTGCTGGAGGATTGTATAACGCAACACCTGAAGTGCTGCGCAACTTCATCAACAAGTTTGAAACAAATCCAGAGGCTCGCGCAAGAGCAGTCAACATGGCAAACATTGTTGGCAAGGATTACGCTAAGACTTACACAACTGGCGAAGGCTTCAAGCAGACAATGCAAGAAGACCCATTCCGAGTATTGGGTGATGTGTCATTGCTTGCTACTGGTGGCGCTACTGCTGCTGGTCGAGTTCCTGCTGCTGCATCTGCTTTGTCTAAAGTTGCTCGCGTAACAGACCCAATGATTGCTGCTGGTACGGTTGCAAGCAAAGCATTGCCAGCAGTTGGCAATGTGACTGCAAACGTGCTTGGTCTTACAACTGGCGTTGGTGGCGACACCGTGAAGACTGCTTACGAATCTGGTGTTCGTGGCGCTGAAGCCTTCAAGCAAAACATTCGTGGCGAAGTCGCTAAGACTGACGTTCTTGATGAAGCACGTCAAGCCTTGCAGAATATGCGTCAAACAAAGTCTGCTAATTATCAGCAAGGCATTGGGACAACGGCTGCTGATACAGCTCGTTTGGACTTTGCTCCAATTGATGAGGCTTTCAATCGTCTCAAAGATACCTTGTATCAAGGCCAACGCGCAAAGGTTGGTGAGGTTGAGTTGAAAAAGATTGGTGAAGTTGAAGATGTTTTGAACGAATGGCGTGCTGACCCTAACGCTCATACTGCAATTGGCTTGGATGCTTTGAAGCAACGCATTGACACTATCTACCCAGACAGCCCAATGCAAAAGCAAGCGCAGCGTGTCATCACTGAAACCCGTAAAAAGGTTTACGACACGATTGTTCAGCAGTCTCCTGACTACGCAAAAACAATGTCTGACTACGAACGCGCTATCTCTCTTGAGAAAGAGATTGAACGCGCTTTGTCGTTGGGTAAAAACGCTTCTGCTGACACAGCATTACGCAAACTTACATCTCTGGCACGTAACAACGTCAATGCAAACTACGGTTATCGTCTTGACTTAGCTAAAGCTCTTGAGCAGCAAGGCAACGCTGATTTGCTTCCCGCAATTGCTGGTCAATCAATGTCAAGTTCAATGCCACGCGGTTTGGCTCCACAAATTGCTGGCGCTGCTGCAATTCCAAGTGCAATTCAATCATTTGCGGCTGGTGTAACGCCAGCTTCTTTGCTTGCTGCTCCATTCTTCAGCCCACGCCTTGTTGGTGAAGCTGCTTATGGTGTTGGCGCTGCACAACGTGCATTGCAGCAAAGCGCATTGAACCGCAACGTGATGGCTCCAACCATTGCAAATGCACAACGCTTTGCGGCACAAGTTCCAATGACACCAGAGCAAGCACGTCTTGCTGCTTTGGCTGCGGCTAAAGCTGGTACAGTTTCTGGTGGACTATTAGGACAGTAAATCATGGCAACACAAAACCCTTACTCAGACAGTCTTTTGATGGATGCACTGCGCGGCTCTTTGAGCAACGCAGAGTCACTTGGTCGTGGTTTTGCTGTTGCACCAGTTGGTTTGCTTGGTGACATCAATTCCTTGGCGCGTCAGTATGTGACTCCACGTCTGCCACAGTCGGTGCAAGGCTTGTTGCAGTCAGCGCCAGCAGCACCAACAACAGAGCAGATTCTGTCCAACATTCCACGTGTGTCTAATCCACGCATGGAGACTGTTGGTATGGAGCAGCTTGGCGCTGCAATGAATCCTAGAGGTCCTGTTGACTTGGCGCGTGGTGCTGGTCGTTTGGCTGGTTCTGCCGTGAATGAAGCAATGGTCTATGGTCGTGGTCCTTTGGCTTCTATTACGCCACAGCCGATGAGAGCAGTTGAATTAGGCTCTGAGTTCTTAGGGAAAAATCCACCAAAGATTGAAAACTTAGCGAGAACAAGTGATAAGTTTTTATTTCATTCATCAACTGCTGACAAAGCAAAAGATTTGAAATATGGAGTTGAGCCTCAAGCTGGCGGCAATTGGGTTAGAGAGATTGCAGCAGGTGCAACAGATCAAAACTTAGATGATTTCTTTGAAAATGTCACGCCTCTTGCTTGGTTCTCTGACAAGCCAGAATGGATTAAGGCTATGGTTGGACGCAAGTTAAACAAGCCTTTTGACAAAGTAACAGCAAAAGACATTGAAGAGCATGGTCATCTGGCATTCATTAACAAGAAGTCACCTGAAGCTGAAAACATCACATACATACCAGAGCAAGGATTGATGGAAGGCTCTCAAAGTGTTGTGTATGACATAAATAAAGCAAACCCAAGAAAAGCATGGGAGACAGGTCTTTACCAAGAAGGCAGATATGGTTCACAGATGGAGCCTTTTGGGGTTGAAAAAAACGAATATGTTTCACCTGAATCTGTTGAGCCATTGATTCAATTAACTGGACCTGAATTAGTCCAATTTATGAAAATCAAAGGTCTACTTGATTGACCCATAAAAAGCAGCCACCAACGGGTCGCGTCTAATCTTTCTTTTGATTTGACGCTCACGCGCTAAACGAAACGCCTTCTTCTCCACGTCTTCCTTCTCGCGCATCTTCTGGACGCGCTGCGTACTCGTCATAGGCTTTGGCTTGACGGCATCAGAGCCAATGCCATAACGGTAAGCAGCAGTCGGAATGTCACGGTACTCAGCAGGATGCCACTCTTGAATGAACACGTTGCCATTCTTGTAAAGCTCATGCAAGATTGCTCTTGCGTGACGCACGTGGCAATGAATAACCTTTGACACTTCGGTAGCTGTCAAAGGTTTGTCCATGATTGCTTTGATGAGTCTTGGACGCTGGACTGATTTCATCTCTTACGTCTTTCGATCTCTCGATTGATGTACCACGCAGCCTTCTCCAAGTCTTCGATTGCATCGTGCTTGAGGTCAGCTCGCCAGATGTACTTGACAGCGTTACCGAGACAGAAGTTCATGTGTTCCGTCACTTGGATTGCTTCAATGCCTGATGGGTGCGCTGTGTAGTGCTTTGGATGATTTACGTTATCGCTCATTACGCTTCTCAATTAGTTCGACTGCAATGTCATAAAGAATCTTGTATGAGTCAGCGCCTTGTTCGTCAGCTCCACGAAACTTCAATGTTTCATCCAACGTGCGTTGTGCAAGGCTTCGTGTGTCTTCCACAATCAAAGCATCTGTCTCAGCTTCACTTGCGTATGGGTCTTTCTTCTTGAAGATTGCGTCCCAATTGCTGACTATCTTTTCAGTATCTTCTTTGCGTCTTGTACTGCCTTTACCCATGACTCAATCCTTCACCCAAAGGCCATCAGCGTTCAAAGAACCAGTGCGGTCCTTGATCTCTTGGTACGCCAGCTCAAAGCAAGTTTGCAAGTCTAGGTCTGCGATGGCAGCGCCCATCACCAGCGTGACAAGGATGTCGCCATAGGCATCAGCCATTGCAGCTTTGTCTTTGCTGTGGATTGCTTGGAACAACTCATTTAGTTCTTCCTGTGTCTTGTTGGCTTGCGCTAGTGATGTGCTGTGTTGAATGATTCCACGGGCTTCACCCCATTGGATAACTTTCATCTCGGTATTTGAATAACTCATTTCTTCTTTCCTTTCGGGGTTACGTTGGCAGTGCCAGCTCTACTAAAAACTTTGAACTCTTTGGGTGCTAGATCAACACGTTGCTTGGTAGTCTTCTTAGGACGCATCATCTCAGGCGCTCGGTTGACGTGAAGCGGTTTGACCATGTGATGAATTGTGCCAAGAGCTGGATTAGTTTTGCGCAGCTCCTCAGTGTACTCAGCCATCATTTGTGAAGACTTTTTGTGCTTGTTCTGCACCATGATGCTGGCAGTAAAGTCCTTCATGTACGTCTTCACGTAGTCAGGATGAAAAGCGTTAATTACGGTCATTGAATGATTCCATTAAAAAAAGTGATGTGATGTAAATTGCAGCTACACCAATGAAAGTGATGAAGCCAACGCCAAGCAAGAAGCAAAGCAAGGCGATGTTTGAGATGTCTTCAGTTGCAAAGTCATTCATATTTGCCACCATGTTTGATTCGGAATTGCAAAGCAAAGCCCCATGTAAGTCCAGAGACAATCCAAAAGCAACGGTCAGCGTATGACCAAAACTCTGGGTCTTTGTTCCAGTTCACAAAGCCAAGCAGCACGTAAACAACTGCAAGCATGATTGGGTATGCAATCAGGTCAATGTATTTCATGGTTTGCTCCTAAATTCTTTGATGCCCACTCTGTGAACTTCTTGTCTGTCTCTGTTCGTTTGCTTGGTATCTTTGGCGGCTTCTTCTTTGCAACAGTCTTTGGTTTTTCTTTTGGTGTTGTAGGCCACGGTGCATTAGGTGCAAGAACTGTTTTCATGTCTTACTCCTTAATGCCGTGGGCGGCTTCGATTGCTCTGGTTAAGTCTTTCCAAAACAATGCTGGCGGCTCGTTGCCGTTCATCTCAATCACAATGTTCGCAATCTGTTCATCCGTTAGCGGCTTGCGTTGTTGTGGTGTGGTGTAGAGAGGTACAAGGTTGTCACTTTCTAAATCTTCAGGATGAAGACGCTCAGTGAAGTCAAATAACTCCCCCGTTGATACACTTCGCCAACACCACGCCACAGGCTCACCATGCTCTTGCTTGACTAGGGGTGTGTTGTACCCCTCATGCTCTTTTGCACATTGCACACAAGGCTCTGGTAGATAGTGGATTTCGCAGTACGCCACAGGCTCACCCTGCTCTTGCTTAATCCCTGCGTGTTTTTTAATGTCGTTTGCATTGATTGCCATGTCTTACTCCTTAATGCCGTGGGCAGCTTCGATTGCTCTGGCAAAACCCTCATGGCCTTGCCACCGTGGGTAAAACAACGCAGCGATGTCGCCAATTTGCTCATCCGTCAGCGGCTTGCGTTGTTGTGGTGTGGTGTAGAGCCTTGTGCCTTCTGGGAATGGCAAATCTTGAGTTACAGGACACCACATTCCAAATGATTGGTCGTCAGCTTGTGACTTGTAGCAAAGTTCACCGCGATATACCTTCAACGCCACAGGCTCACCCTGCTCTTGCTTGGCTAGTGCTTCTTCTAGGGCTTTGATGGCTTCTGCATATTCATCCCAAAGTTCACCGTCACCATAGACGTGCGCTGAATGTTTTGATGGCGCAAGATTGTTTTGCGCTGTTTTTAATAGTTCAAGCGCCAGCTTCATTGCTTCTTTACTCATGTTTTTTCCTTTCCAATCAAAAATCCAAGCAATGCTGGAAAAGCATTACAAAAGAAAAAAGTAAAAGGCAGCATTGATGTGAATTCGCTTGCTGTTGACATTTGACCGACCTTAGTTGCTGCAAAAGTCACCCATCCAGTAATCCACACAGTCAAAATTACAGTCCAATAAGTTTTCATAGCGGAGCCTCTGGCAGTTGTGCGCGTTGCTGTTGCGCGTATTCTTTGATTTGCTTGTCTGTCCACGGAACAGGTGGAAAGTTGAAAGGCCAATTAGTCGATGTCATAACAATCATCCTCATCTTTTTCAACAGGCTCAACACCAGAGCCTTTGCACTTCTGACAGGTTGAGCCGTCATACATCCCTTCACCAGACCCACTGCACCATGAGCAGATTTCGTCTTCGTAGTCTTCATCCATTTACTTCTCCAATACTGAACGCGCCTTACGCGCTTTGATTTCCTTGGTGACAATATCCATTGCCTTCTCAAGTTCACCAATGGTTGTGATTTCAAGTTGGGCATCGTGGACGAGCATTGTTTCAACAATCGCTGTCAACTCAGCAGCCTTCAACACAAACTTGTCATCACGCTCAACACCACGCTTGGCAACGTCAAGCAAAGCATCCTGACCAGCCTTGATCTCCTTGGCGTAGTCATCACCAATCTGCATACGTGCCAGAGCTTCTGCAATGTTGAACGCGCTGATGATGGTGTCAATGTCAATGCGCGTGGCTTCACCCTTACGCAGACACTCCAATGACTCATGGTTCTTGATCTTCAAGTGCAGCACAGCATCACCTGTTTCGCTGATATTCCTGAAGCCATTGATGACCCATTGAACAGCGTCAAGGCGAACGCCTTTGGGACGATACTTCTTGCGTGGTTTGCTCACTGCTGCTGCTCCATGATGTCAAGCTCAAGAGCTTTCACTCGCTCGCGTAGTGAATCAACTTCTTGTTCGTAAATTTCAAGCTGCTTGACCAAATCGCACAGCATGGTTGCAATCTTTGATGGTCCTTCAGCTTGGTAGGCTTCCAGCTCACGCGCCATCAGCAGGGCTTGTATGCGATTTTTCACAGCTTCTGCTCCTTGTTCTTGGTTGCGCGTGAATGTTCACGTTCCTGCTTCACACCACCAAGCCATCCAGCCATTGCGCCACGGCTGGCTGCTTCACGAATCATGGTGGCTAATTCATCAGGACGAATCATTCCGATCTTCCCACCTGAACGGCGAATGAAGTCGGTCACGATGTTGTCAATGTCGTTTTGTAGTTGCTCAGACATAAATTGTTCTTCCTCAAAAAGCATTTATTTCCAAAATAAACAGGCGACCAAACTTGAGTTTGGAAACATCTCGCTGCATTGCCAAGCCTTAAAGTAAAGACCACCAAACATTGCAAACGCAATTGCTAAAAACATGATTACTTGTTTCATACTCAACCCCAAAGATGGCAAACCAAGAAACCAGCAGCAAAGGCCAGTGTCATATGAACCCAGTATTCGGCTTGAGCTGCTTCATCAGAGCGATGGCCTTCCATCCATTCCCAACGCTGGCGTGATGCAATCGCATCAACAGTGTTTGGGTAGGCTTCCTGCATAGTGCGTGGGTAGCAGCGAGTTGTGTCGTTGAGTTTCATGGTTTCAATCCTTAGTGGTTGTTGATAATCAGAATGGGAGAGGGCCGTACTTGCGTGTGGCGGCTTTGCGAACTGCGCGGTAGAACACATCAAGAGGTGTGTAGTTGTCGAAGTTAGACCCTTCTGGAGCCCAGTCAGAGCCAAGGATGTCGCTCATATAACGATCTGGACAATCAATCACATTGTCATCATCGTCAAAGCGGAAACGACCTTGGATGATTTCTGCGGCGTGGTGAGCATTGATTACTTGCATTTTGTTTCTCTGTTTGCTGTGTTGAGGACTTAATCATATCACACTTGACCACCTTGTCAACAACTATTTTTATTGAATGTACTTTTTTTACAACAAATCCCTAAAATCCTAGTCGGCTGGTCGGTTTCTCCAGCCTATGCTGCGTGGCTCTCCTCTGCGCAGTTGCCTTTCAATGGGTGGCAGTTCGCTGTCACCCATCTTTTTGCCTATGTGATTACATAGTCAAGTTCATGTTAACATACTGCACATGAACACATCTACATACATCACAGACATCAAGCAACGAGCTGCGGCTGCTGGCTTCAACATGGCAGAGGTCAGCCGTGAGGCTGGCTTAGACCAAGCCCAAGTCTCTCGCTGGATTTCAGGCAAGACAGTTCCACTGGTGTCATCCGTGGACAAGCTCAAAGCTGCGCTTGATCGGCTTATTGCTACGCGCATTGATACGCTTACAAAGGAGTCAGCATGATTCGATATTGTGGGATTGACGTTGGAAACAACGGTGCAATTGCATTGATTGTTGATGGTCGTCTTGAGCGTGTCGAGGATATGCCAATCGTTGAGATTCAGCGTGGCAAAACAATGAAACGTCAAGTATCAGCACAGGCGTTGGTTGGCATCATCAAGGATATGAAGCCAACTCACGCAGCAGTCGAGAAAGTCGCGTCAATGCCAAACCAAGGTGTGGCATCCATGTTTGCGTTTGGGCGATCTGCTGGTGTCATTGAAGGCGTACTTGCAGCACTTGAAGTGCCTGTCTCATACGTACAGCCAGCAGCGTGGGCGAAGACCATGAACAAAGGTCACGGCAAAGACGCATCACGCCATCGCGCAATGGAGCTGCATCCAGATAAACAAGAATGGTTCAAGCTGGTTAAGCACGATGGTCGTGCTGAAGCAGTACTCATTGCAATGTGGGGGATGAAACAGTTATGACCGACAACAAATCAGAAACCGAAGTGATGCGCGAACACATTGTCTGGCTTGGCTCTGAGCTGATGAAGACACAAGCGCAGCTTAAAGCTCGCAACGACATCTTGAGCGATATGTTGAATCCTGACGTATGCGGGTGGGCAGTGCCGCAGGAGATACGTTCATCTATTTACAACTTGTTCAGCCATGAGCGTGAAGAAGAAACAAATTCATACAACAGAAAGTGAAACCATGAAAATCAAACTAAGACCATCAGCAGCATCACGCTGGATTAACTGCCCTGCATCAGTGAAGCTATGCGAAGGCATACCATACCAGCCAGCAGGAGAGGCTGCGCAGATCGGCACAGCTATCCATGCAGTTGCTGAGACTTGCATCTTGACGGGTGTTTCGCCAACAGACTTTATTGGTCGTGTTGTGGAAGGCATCACCATCACGTCAATCAATGCTGACTTCGCGCAGCAGCACATCTACCACGTGCGCGACCTAGAGCTGCGTCTTGGCACGTTAAAGGTTGAGCAATATGTCACCATCTACGAAT